TCATCCCATGATATGCTCTAATGCTTCTTCAAAAAACTCACACGCCGCAATGACACCGTCCGCAAAAGCTTTTTCATACATATCACTTGTTTCTATTATAGCATATTGCAAACGTTGGTCAGCGATGATTACTTGTAGGAGCAATAATTTAACAATCATGTCTTTATTCATTTGATTCCCTCCTACATAGCCTTTGCGATTTCCACTAAAAGCTTCATAAGCATTGGCATCATTTGAACAAGAATATAACCAATACTTGCGTTTTGAATCATTGAATAGCCTTTCTCTTTATTACCGATCATTAACATGAGTGCTCCACCACTCATAATGACAAGTGCAATAGGATACGACAATCCTTTAATCAGTTCTACTAACGGCATGAATGCATTCGTGGCTTTTTCGTACACAACCCCACTAACGGTCGCTGCGCTTGCGAAATCGACACCTGTAAATGTCAGTAATATCGTACTACCAGCAATCGTAAGTGCCGCTTCAATTCCATTCCGTTTGAACTTTTTTACCGATGAATCGCCTCTTAAAAACTCAGAAATCGTACCTACTCGTTGAATTTTCGGTTGGAATATCATGTTGACATCTCCTTTTCAGTGAAATTCACTCGCTAAAAACACCTTCACGTCCATCCCAGCACAAAGCTCAAGTAGTTGTTTTCGCTTATATTCCGTCGTTGTCATCCAAATAAATATCGGTTGTACTTTAAATACACCAAGTTCAAGCATTTTCCGGTACTTAGCGATTTTAGCTTTATTTACACTCATTTTCTGCTGGTGATCGACTTCAACAATATAATACCGACCATCTCGGGTAAACAGCGCATCGGCTACGATAGAGACAACTCCCTTGATTTCGAGTTTCACCTCGTTCTTCCACGTTGCCGGGCATCCGTACGCGATGTAAATGTCATTTCGCATGATGTAGTGTCGTGCCTGTATCGTGCGCTTTCTGACCTTCCTAGCGCCCGTTCTCTCGCGTCCCTCCTTCGTTAGATAATAAACAGCCTCCCCGTCTAAAAACTTCGCTACATATGGCTCCAGCGACTTCATGACGCGACTTGTATTTCGCGGACTCCCTAAGTCGTGCAACACTTGTAATTGACTGCGTGTGAGGTAGTCAAGTTTCGCTAATGACGAGAGAATAGCTTCTTGACGTTGCTCCTTCTCTATTGCCTTTTTCAATGTCCTTTTTCTCCTTTCTAGGTCTGATGTTGATATGAGGTTCAATCAGTCGATTAATATCATCGTCGGCAACATACGCACATTGGACAATGTTCTTTCGGTCTGTCACATAAACAGCCCGCCCTGGAATGAGTGGTAAATGTGCAGCATCTGTTTCTCCTTCACCAAGCACGACTTGGCTGGCCACTTCTGTTTGCAGGCGGAAGCATAGCTTGGCATCGGCGTTCTGTTTGATTTGCCTAGGGAGTGTGTCGGCCGTGGCGTACTGTGTGCAGAAAATCAGCCGATACCCCAGCGCTCCGGCAACGCGCGCAATCTCGGAAAGGATATGTTCACACTCCACTTTGAGCCGTTTGATTTCCTTATCCGTCTCCCCAGCACTGGCGATCTGCGCTGCTTCGTCAACAATGATGAAATGACGCTCCTTGACTCCGGCCGATTTCACATCTTCGATTCCTGCGCCGAGGAAATGTTCTAACCTCCTATTCATCTCATCACGTATGGTCCTTAGAGCCTCTAGGGCTTCGGCAGGACTTTTCGCCACCGCCTCGACTTGTCGCACGTCTTTAAACTTCGCGAATGATAAGCCACCTTTTAAGTCTAAAATGGTGATCTTTACATCATCGGGGCGCCGTGCGATTAAAGAAGAAACAAGCAGTTTTAGGAAGGCGCTTTTGCCCTTTCTTGTTGCTCCGGCCACAACCATATGAGGAATGGCGTCAAAATCATGTGTCACGAAATCACATCGCGACACGCCAATAGGGATTTCCCATCCTTTGCATTGCGAAAGCATCGAGTCACTGAACGGCAGCCATTCTGGCATCGGTCGCTCATATATGCGAATTTTGAGCATGCCGTCAAAAGACATTTCGATTTCTTTTCGGAATTTCTTTTTCTTCATGAGGATCGTTTTGGTTTGCTCAAGGATATTGCTGCGAAGATGGATTGTTTTGAGGTCTGCAAGGGATATATCCAGTGTGCTACGTTTAATGTTTAGACCATCTTCAAAGACATGCTTTTTCTTTTCAAAATCCGCAAAGGATAAACCGAGTGGGATCTGAAACACGTACTCTGTAAATCCCTCCCCTTTCGTGCGTCGATAAATTCTGATTTTCTTTCCGTCTTTAGACACAAGCCCCGCGTTCGCTGCAATACGTTCAATTTTCGTTTTATCATCGCCCGTTCCATGCTGTTTGAAGTAAGTTGTTGCAGCAATCCCACCAGCCACCAGCGACGATAGAATTTCGAAAAGCAATTCATACCACCTCCCACTGTCAATCCTTAAATATCCGATAGGATAGTCGCTCACGCTGAGAACAATTGTAAACAACTAGATGCGCTGATATAATGCAGTTTTGCTTGTCGTTCCCCGTGTCTACAATCGGCAACAAGCGCGAACAACAAAAACGACTGTAACCGCGACGAGTGAATGCGACAACAAATACGTCGTTTATATCGTTCTTGATCGCGTCTGATACATCGTATTTTGATATGTTTGTCCATTATTCCATATTTTTGCCCCAGGTTTAAATTCGGGATTTTTGGACAAGACTGTTATAAAAACGACTGGGAGGGAATATTGATGTTTTGGTTAGGGAAACCGAGAAGTAAATTTGGGAGATGGGTAGATAAAGTAGGACTAACACAAGAGGAAATTGCTCGGAAAGCAAAAGTTGGGAGAACAACGATTTCTAATATGTGTAAGGACCAGAACTACAACCCTCGCATATCCACCTGGGTGAAAGTAGAACGAGCACTAAAGTCGTTAGGGTATTACGTGAAGAGAGAGGATTTTTTTGATATATAAAAAATGCCTACTGCAAGTAAGTAGGCTACTGTCTGAGAGCAGGATGTTCAAAATACTGTGTTGCCACAGACGAGAAATTATTATAATCAAAATTTACCCAATTAATCTTATCAGCCGTCTGACGATCAAGACTGATTTTTAAAATCGTATCAACTGATTCTTTTCCGTATTTATCAACTAATGCAAACTGCCATAGTAACGTGACATCGCTAATATTCTTTTGTTTAAAAAGCGATTCCAATATCTTTTTGGAATCCATTAAAATTCCTTTTCGTGTAAGATTCGTCGACAAGTTCTCATCAGCGTATAATTTAGCTACAACCACTTTATCATTTGCATCCGTCGTACCAGCATTATCATTTACTTGTAACTCGACAATCCTTTTCTCACCAGTATTTGTTTTCTTTCCTAGTTGGTCATAGATAATTTCTTTTACAATCTCATGGGTCGTTTTTTCTTGTTTTACCTTTGCTTTCTCTGTTTCTGTTTTAGGTTGAGTTGCAGCCGGTTTAGCATCTCCCTTCTCTTTATCTTCCTGTGAACTTTCTTCTCCACCGCCTGCTATACCTGCAACAACAATTATAGCCAATACCCAAAACCACCATCTTGTGTAGAACCGCTTTTTCTTCTTTTCGTTCATATTCATCCCCCTATATATTTATTTACTTTTACAAAATATCACATTTTGCTCACAAAAATTGTCGAATATTGTAAAAAACATTAGATTTTTTGATAACAGACTTAATTATTAATTTTGTTCATTTGGAAAAACAGCAATATTCGATTCATCGAATATCTTATCAAATGTAATATCGTGTATGAATGTATTACCCCAATTTTGAGTTTCTACTTTAGTGTCTTTTGTAGCCGTTACTCCTAATCCTTTAAGTATCTCTTCAAGTAATTTATCGGTTTCAACTTGAAGGTGTACCAACCTCCCCTGATAAAAAATAGCTACAGCATATGTAAACAATTCCGATTTGCCATATGTTAAGTAATCCGCGTTTATGGTTGAACCGTCTTTTAATTGAAACTTTCCATTATCGTACTGCTTTTCACTAGAATCAAGCTTAAATCGTTTATTAAATTCATCTTTAGTCAAAAAGGTTTTGCTAGTTGATTGGTCTTCTTTTTTAGCTTGTTGTTGCTCATTCTGATATTTCTTTTGCGCATCTTCCTCTTTCTTTTCTTCCTGTATAGGTTTCGATACTGGTTGCGCTTGCTTCTTATCGTCGCTGTTACCAGTCACGCTTCCGATAATAAATAAGACCATTAACATAGCCCAAAACCACCACTTTTTCCATATATTCTTCATAATTCTATCTCCTTCCTATGCATTTTCTATATTCGAACATAACATATCCGACATGTACTTTTTGTCGAAACATGTCGCAATAAACAAAAAAATCCCCTGCCAAACGGCAGGGGACTCAAAGTGTTGAAAGACGAAATTTTAAACTAATCTTTGTTTGTAAAGGAGATGATGTAGTAGATCTTTATTAGTTAACAACTGCTCTCCATTTCAAACCCGAGTAATAAGACTTGTAAAAATCTGATGAATAGGAAACAGAATAGGTTGCTGTCCAAACTGTGTTTGCTCCCGTAGTTCCTGTGTGTGTAACTGTACCATTATTATAGAATCTGCCGTTTACAACATAGTAAAAACCAGTACTTTCTAGATCGACTTGAACGTCACCATCAAATTTTTTTGAATCTGCGACTATACCTTGGTACATAGGTTTTACATTTGTTTGTACCCAACCAAAAGAGCCATCTCTGCAAGCGGAAAGAATTACTGATAATTTAGGTTTATAAGTGCTTGAAACACTTAATGTAGTAAGAGTCTCTACCCAACCACAAGTAGCAGAAGTAGTGGCTGAAGTAATGGAAGCATCAGTAGCAGCCTTGGTTGAATTTGGCTGAGGATTCTCCTTTTTGATTTCATCTACAGATTTCCCAGAAAGCTCTGCAGCTCTTTTGACCGCTTGTTCATAAGTAAGATCCACTGTGTAATCGTTACCAGATTTTCTTATTTTGTCTAATTCTGCATCACTCTTTGTTGCTGCTAAAGCGTTGTTACTAAGCAACAGGGCAATAAAAAAAGCTGGTAAGACAGAAAGTAACAATTTTTTCATCGAAATCCCCCTAAAAAAGTTTACTTTTGTCGAAATATATAATTCTATCCTATTATTAAAATTCCTTCTTTTTTAAAAAAATTTTTTATATAAATAAATTAAGTTTATTTTTAGTTAATTTAATTTATTTTTTACAATTTTTATATTAAAATATTTGAAGAGTAGTTTCGAATACTAGGGGGATGACACACATGAGACTTGCAAAAACTAAAACCTTTATTTCGATAGTATTGTTACTTCAAACATTTTTATTAACGGCTTGTAGTACTTTTAATACTGCTTTTATGGATTTTAAAGAATACGAAGGTCGACCATTAAAAATTGGAGTAATTGGAAAACCGCCAGAGGTAAGGGAAAAAAACGTAGAGTTTGTTTCCATAAAATTTTCTGATTTGGAAAACGAAAAATTTAATTCCTACGATGCTGTCTTTATTATGAAAGAGCATCTATCCGAAGCCGCCGCAAGCAAATATGCTAAGGTTTATCGAAATTCTAAAATCCCTTTTTTCTTTATTCAATCAGAAAAGTCTTATTTACCTTTTGTGGATGAATCATTAACATATGAAGGAGCTTTAAAAACAGGATCTAAAAGTTATGCAACAGGATACCTTAACACAAAGGATGGACCTAAATATTGGGAATATCGTTTGTATAACGATATAAAAAATGAAAAAACGATTCAGGAAGTTTTCTCGAGAATTTTTATGACAATAGAGGAAAACACGAAAAAGTAATAATGATTTAAAGTTCCTATCCACATCAAACAAAAAATCCCCTGCCAAACGGCAGGGGTTAAACAATAATAGCATCATACCCTTTTTTCTTTAGTTCTTCAGCTAAACGCTCTGCATTTTTCCTATCAGCAAACGCCCCGACTTGCACGCGGTAGAGTTTTCCGTCAGACACTTTTTGTTGTGGTTGTGATGGTGCTGAGTTTGCTTTTTGCGGCAACCCCAAGAATTTTGCGATGCCACGTGCGTGCGCTTCACCTACTGCTTTGAGAAACGCCTCGTTTTTTAATAGCTTGGCGTCGTTTGAATCAATGAACAAGTTTTCTGTCAACACGGCAGGCATTCTTGTTTCTCGAAGTACTGCATAGTTCGCTCGCTTTTTTCCACGGTCTATAATAGCTTCGAATCCCCGCATTGCGGATAAAATTTCACCATGCAGCACGTTTTGCAATGCAATTGACTGTGGTGATGCGTTAGGATGGACATAGCTTTCAAACCCTGTGCCCTTGCCAGCATTGATATGCACGCTGACAAATACGTCCGCGCCCCATGCGTTTGCCATGTCGGCGCGTTGGGACAACGTCAGTGTTTGGTCTCCTGTACGAGTGACACGTTGTTCAAAGCCTGTGTAGTTAGCTTCGAGATAAACCATGGCATATTCTACGATTTTATGAGTCAAGTTTTTCTCCTGTAGTCCATTTGCCACCGCGCCAGGATCATCGCCGCCATGCCCTTTATCCCAGTAGATTTTAGACATTTTTCCCTTCTCCTTTCTCGCTTCTCCCTTTCAACACTTCCACTGCCTGCTTGATTTGTTCTGGCACAGGAAGTCCAATTCGTCCGGCATTTTCAATGATCGAAAGTAGCTCATTCGCTAAATAAAAAAAGATCGTTGCGTCTCGGAACAGTCCATTTGTTCCGACTGCACGATCAATGAGGTGGCCGACTGCAACTAGCGCGAAAATCATGACTTTTTTCGGAATGCGCTTGAAGCCAACTGCGCTTCGCAGATTCCCTTCGCGACTGGCAGCTAGTACACCTGTCACATAGTCAAGAATCACAAACGCAAGCAAAATACCGAGCAGTTCTGACCATCCGCCGAAAAGATACCCGACAACAGCCCCAACCGCAGCCGCGCCGGTTTTGTAAATGATATCGAATCGTTCCATGTGCGCCCTCCTATACAAACATAAAATCATACGTTACTTTCATCGTGTTTGTGCTCGTCTTCGTCACTGGTGTTGGGAGAAGGTTTCGTGCTCCTAACGAGCCTAATTCAGCCATAAAGAAAGAGTATTCATCGCGCAAGAAATACTCTCCATCTTTGACAGCTATGCCTGGGTATGCGAAAGTGTTATTCGGCTGTGAAATTGCGTATGATAGTCTGTTCATTTGCAAATCAAAAATAAAAAGCCCCCAACTTGTGCGAACCGCAATTTCGTTTTTCTGCTGGTTATATGCCATCCCATACGCTGCGATATTGGTGTCAAAAATATTTTTCGCCTCGATAATGTTGAAGTTGCTATCGTATTTTGCCCAGCGTAAAGGATATTGTCCATTCACTTGTGTCGCAGACTGTCCCAACACATAAAAATATGCCCCTACTCTTTCTATTGCGTATAAATACTGGAATCCAGAAAGTGTGATGGTGCTTTTTGTTCCATCTGACTTTTTGATTTTATAGATTGTATTATAACTACCTCTATTCCCCATCACGTAATAGATAAAATCTGCATCATAAGTCATATCATAAGCGACATCGTAAGATGATGAAAAGTTCGTATCCCAAACACGACCAATTGTAAAAGTCGCATTTTTTCCGTTCGTCCCAGGTGTAACTAATATTTCCATGATTTTTCTTGCTCCACTTCCTGTCGCTTCCATCGTCCAAAAACTAGAGCCATCAAAGCATAGACCACCTCTATAATCAGAGGTGCTCGATATTCCGTTATTCCCTTTCAATGCTACGTACCACTCATAATTTTTCTGATAGTATCGTTGGCTTGATATTGACGAAGAACTTCCTATGTCTGAATACCACACAACCGACGAAAACGTCCCATTTGCTGCTTGCGTTGAAAAATCAAAAACAAAATGAGCGATTCCTTTATCTGTATAACTTTCAGTCGTGTTAATCGTCCCGCGTTTTGTGTCTGTACCAACATACTCATTTTTGAAGGCAAAGCCGACAATATCTCCCATCACAACACGCTCATTTTGCGGATTTTCCGGTCTTGAATCTGTCGTGAGGGCGATAGTATCAAACGGAAAAAATCTACTTGTAATTGGTCGCATATTTGATTCGTAATACGTTTTGCTGCTTGTCGACCATGCGCCAATTTGAGAGTATTCTCGAATGAGAATGTATTCAAGGTAATCCTTCATGTTTATTGAAATAAAGTTTTCCGCCGTGACTTCTTCAACTTTTTTCCCGAATCGCTTTTCGTCAAAAAGCTCTACTTTTGTAAAACCGCGAATCGGAATGGAACTGACTTTATGTTTCAACATCTCAATAACTTCACCAGTCACGAAATTTTCTTTTCTAGCGAGTGAATGATACGCTCGTTCCATATCAAATTCCAACGCTTCCACCTCATTTCAATGTGATTTGTACTGTACTTGACACCGCTGGGAACGGCCGAATTTGGTCGTGCGTTCGCCATTGATTGATAGTTTCCGTGATATTTGCAGATACCGGAACAAGTACTTGTGCGCTGACAATTCGACCGTTAACAACCGATTGGAAACGGCTTGTGTATGGTGAAATTGCGTTTTTCCATTGAATTTCTTCTGTTGCATTCGCGCGCGGTAAGCGATCGGAAATACCGCCGAGCAAGTTTGCTGCATACACAAACACTTGAAGACCACGCGGGTCAATAGTCAACGTTCCGGTGCTTGTTTTCATTTGCACATCTAAAAACGCCGATCCGGGAGGCATTTGTAATATGAGAAATGGAACGCCGATCGTCACAAATCCAGCTTGGCATGTTTGCTTGATTGTATTAAATGTCGGTTTCCCGCCGTACATAAATGATATTTCAACGGTCATCGCCGTCGATGCTTGTCCTATTAACGATAGACCCACTTGTGCGTTTGCGGAACTAAAGTTCGTAATAACAAGTGAAAGAGCTGTTTGCACAGATGTACCGATAGAAAGAGTCTTTTCATTCGTTCCGACAATGAAAGAAGGCTGGGACAACGAAACATCAGATGAAGTGAGTTGGTCTTGTTCCTGCGTATGAATGCCTGGGATAATATACGACAACTCCACTTCATTTCGATACGGTTCATCGGGAAAACGCCGCATACGAACAATCCGCGTCTGAACGTTAATTCCAAGCTCATCATCAAAAACATTCACGTAGTCCCCAACAGAAAACTCATATTGTGAATTTCCTGTCAATGCAGATAAGTCGATGACTTTGCACTGATACGAAATAACAGGTTGCGACAATACTTTCAGTTTTTCTTGTGCCGCACGCATGAGGTCTCCAGCAAGCAAGAAACGCTCATCTTCCCACACATACTCTTTGCGATACTTTTGCTTTGCCTCAATCAACGGGATTCCTAAACTCGTATACCAAGAGTAGTCCTCGACATACGGTTTGTTGTCATTTACACTCTCGATGGACAGCCCGTTCTTTCCGTACGGGTACAAGACTGTCGCTTCCGGCGCGCGGATTGTCCGTTTGATTTCTTTCAAGTTTTTACGATACCGAAAGCCATAGCCACGATTCGTCCCAATCTGTTTAACAAGGTTGATTTCTTTTTTTACTGTATCAAATTGGATTTCATGCCCTGTAATTTTCGTCCACTGTCGAATCGCCCAAAGCGCCGACTTCCTCTTCTCACTCATCGAGTGTTGCGTTTCTTGTGACGACAACGCTTCTACACGCCCAACTCCCCAACCCGTGCGAGCAACGATCTGTTCCAGCCCAGCTTTCGGTGTCTTTCGGTCAATGGTAATTTCGATTAGAAACGTATCGAGCAATTTCACGAAATACGATGGACAAACAACATCGAAAATCGGTTTTCCATTCGCATCGCGTCCATCGTTCATTTCAGAAATAAAAAAGCGCTTGCCCATATAGATGATTTCCATGTCGTTCATCATCACTCGGGCAAGACGATCATCACGAGGAAGTGAAAACGTGAGCACTTCTGCGTCGTTTAATGTCTCTTCATGTTCAATGTTGTACGCATTTTTCAGAACACCGAGTGGCTTGCCGGTAAGGTCATATAGCACCATCTGGTGTTCGATTTTTCTTGAAAAACTCAACGCTCTCACCTCCTACAAGAATCGTTCGCGCCATTCCACCGATACGTTTAGCGTATTCTGCGCCTCGACGGTCATTATATTTGTGCCCGGCTGCAAAGACAAAAAAGTGCCCGTCGTTTTGTCTAAAATATTCGTATCGTTCAACAGAACAGTCATTTCATCACAATCAATCGTTAGTACATCGCTTGATTGGATGGTATTTGAAATAGTTAGTTTGTCGTTACCGACCGTCAAAGACAAGGAATTTGTATTAGCGTTCGATATTTTTATTATTGGAAACACGTCATATGTTCCGTTATTTTCGAGAGTGATTTGTTTGTCGCTTGCGGTAATTTGCTTCGATACGCTTGTCTTATTGACGCTATATGCGAATGGCTCCGCTTGAAACGCCACCTTCACAAGCGATATCCCTTGCAAATGCTCAACGTCCACTTGTCCTGCCACCTTCGCCATATAATACACATCCGGCGACGTGTCAAAAATAAGTTGCTTTCGTTCTCGCGTATAGAGCCATTGCGCCACTTCACGCAGTTTAGGGATTCGTTCAGAGCGCGTGCAACGAACACCGAGTGTGCATTCGATTCGCTTATCTTCTAGCCAGCCTGAGAAAAGAATATTGCCATCGCGTCCGGGTACGGACTCATAGGTATCTTTCATATTTGACACAAGTGGCATCTTTAAATCTGTGACAAGAATGTCCATTTCCCTTGTGTGTTTTCCATTGAAAGAAAATCCCGACATTACCTCATCCCCCTTGCCTTACGGGATGATTGAGATATCGAGTATAACTCGCGCGAAATGCGATATATATCCTCGTCGTTTCTAACGACCATATTTTCGATGATGATTGTCGGTCCTCCGCTCGCAGCGCCTGACATAACGTTACCGACCACATTCGTTTCAACAACATGCTGAATCGCCGCTGGCTTTATACTTGGCAGAGCGATGTTGCCGATTTGTTGACCGGCTTTTGCTACTCGTTTTGCCATATCAACAACACTGTTTTCGGCTAGTTTCGCATCGTCCGTAATACCAATTGCTAAACCTTGTGACAAATATCCCCCGTATTCCGCAAACAAACGGCTCGGGCTGCGAATACCGAAAAAGTCTTTAATTTTATTCGTTAATCCAGAAAGCATAGACCTAACCTTGTCCCATAGCCAATCCGCCATGTTGCTCATACCATTCCATATGCCACGAAGCAAATCTTTACCAATTTCCACAAAGCTACTTGCCCAACTTCTTGCGGTGTTTTTGATACCTTCCCATATGTTGATTATCGTGTCTCTTACACCATTAAAGATATTAGAAATAGCGCTTTTTAAGCTGTTGAATGTGTTTTGCACTGCAGAAGATAAACTGCTAACGATATTGCTAACGCTCGTTTTGACACCATTCCACACGTTCGATAAAAATGACGCGATCGCATTAAAAATAGTCGTTGCTGTTGCTTTTAATCCATCCCAAACGGCGACAACAGTTGTCTTAATTGCGTTCCAAACAGTTGAAAAAATCGTCTTGTATATGTTGAGTACGGTTGTAAAATACACTTTTATCCCTTCAAAAATGGCTGTAGCTGCTGTTTTTAGTCCTTCCCAAACCGTTGTGACTACCGTTTTAATTCCTTCCCATATGGTTGTAAAAATCGTTTTATAAATGTTAAAGACCGTTATAAAATACGTTTTCAGTCCATCCCAAACAGCCGCAGCTACAGCTTTTATTCCTTCCCATGTTGCCGATAGAAACGCTTTGATTTCATCCCAGTTTTTATACAGCACAACACCAATAGCTACTAATCCAGCAATTGCCCCGATCGCAATCCCGATCGGACCGGTAATAACAGCTATCGCGCTTGAAAAGACCCCTGCCATTCCACCAGCACTAGCCAGCACGCTTGCCAACGCCCCAAACCCTTGCATGGCGGTTCCTACAATCGACAATACTACACCGATTGTCGCAACAACCCCGAGTAGCACAGCTGAAACGGCCGCTCCAATTGCGATAAATTGCTGCATACCTGTTGGTAAGCTGTTAAAAACATTAAATAAACCTTGTATCGCCTCTGCAACCACTCGAATAGCTGGTGCTAATGCATCGCCAATAGAAATTTGTGCGGTTTCAATAGCGCCGCCTAGTTCCTCAAGCGCACCCTTTAAATTGTTTTTCATTTTTTCAGCCGCTTCTTTGGACGCCCCACTTGAGTTTTGGAGGGACTTTGTTAAAGAGTCTAGTTTTTGTGGTCCAGCTTCAATGACCGTGAGCATACCGCTTGCGGCTTCCGTCCCAAAAATAGTAGAAAGTGCCGCAAGTTTTTGCGCATTACTCATATTTTTTGTTTTCTCAGAAAGCTGCCCAATAATATTACCGAAAGGTAGCATTCGACCTTGTGAATCTGTCACTTGAATTCCTAGTTCTTCAAGTGTTTTTTTCGCCTCTTTGGAAGGATCGGAAAGGTTAATAAGGGAAGCGCGTAATGTTGTACCAGCCGTTTCTCCCTTAATACCGTTATTCGCCATAATTTCTGTTGCGGCTGCAAGTTCTTCAAGGGAAATGCCTAGCGATTTTGCTACCGGCGCGGCATATTTGAAGGTATATTGCATATCCTCGATTCCCGCCGCAGAGTCATTTGCCGCTTGAGCAAGCACGTCAGCCACTCGTCCTGCTTCTCCTGCTGATAATCCAAAGGCATTCAATGCTGACGACACAGTATCAGCAACAAGCGCCATATCCTCTCCAGATGCTTCAGCCGCCGCGATAACCCCTGGCATTGCGGCAAGAATCTGATTTGTGTTATACCCCATTTGCCCCATAATTTCCATCCCTTGAGCGACCTCTGTTGCTGATTTGGAAGTCGTCGCACCAAGATCAAGCGCCGATTGTTTTAGCTTTTCTAGTTCTGCTGGCGTTGCATTTGCGACTGCACCAACCCTTGAAAGTTGCGCTTCAAAATCCGCTGACTTTTTCACTGCTGCACCAAGCGCTCCGCCAATCGCTGCACTTGCTACACCGAATGAGGCAGCAATTTGCGCACCCGACGATTGAAGATTATTTCCGACGTCTTGCAAGCGCTGGCCGGTTTCGTTCCATTTTGTTTGGAGTTGTCCCCAAGCTGTTGCTTGTTGTTGAATCGTTTGGTTCAGTTGCCGTAGCTGCGCCTCGGTTTCTTTCATTTCTGCTGTCGCTTTGTTATAAGCGATTAACAGTTCATTCGTTTCTTTCGCATCTGCTCCTTTTGCCTTTACACTTTCATCATATAGTTGCTTTAATTCTGATACTTTCGTTTTCTGTAATTCGAGCGTTTGCGCCAAACTATTTGCTTTCGTACGCAATTGTTCAGACGTTGAGCCAAAATTTTCGATACCTGCTGTTGCAGCGCGAAATTCGGAATCAATCACTTTCAACTGCTGGTCAATTTTTTGCAAACTTTGCGTTACTGCTTGCTCTAACTTGTTAAAGCCGTCCGATTGCTTTTCAATCTCTTTATTTGTTTGTTGTAACTGTGCCTCTGTCTTTTTCATTTCTGCGACAGCTTTGTTATAGGCAATAAGAAGCTTCTCGGTTTCAGCTGCGTCTTTTCCTTTCGTCTGCGCACTTTCTTCATATCTGCGCTTTAACTCAGCGACTTTCGCCTCGTGCAACTGTAGCTTTTGTGTGAGGGAATCCGCTTTGATTTGCAATCCTTCCAAACTATTCTCGAAATCCTTTACACCACCAGTAGCCGCTTTAAACTCAGCGTCAACGAGCCGTATTTTGCGATTGACAGCCTCAACGCTCGTCGTGAAATTTGCACTATCTAATCCAAGTGACACTCGCAACGTACCAACTTCCGCCATCGTTTCACCACCTTTACAACAGCTGTTCAACCATCAATCGTTCTTTCCGTGTCTCTTTTTCTTCTGCATAGTCCAAAAGCTCAAAATAAAAACCGATGTCCATCTCATCGACGAGATACATCGGTACGCCGTTCTTAATGTGCGTGAGGTAAAACTCTTTCACTGCGTCATACGGGTCCATTTCAGACCCCGTTACACGTTTGGGTCGCTGGTTTTGGCCACTCCAATGACTTTATTCATGCAATCTGAAATTGTCGGGATGAGGCGATCTGCCGCAATGCCGTCGTAAAATTCATCGACCGTGAATTGTTCGTTAAACAATTCAACAATAAAAGCGATGATAGAGTCCAACGCCTCCACATCAATATTGTTAAAGTCGTATTTTTTACGAAGTTCCAATGCACGACGAAACATACGCGCTTTGACGAATGGAATAGTAAATGTTTTCTCTTGACCATCGATTAATAATGTAATTTGCATGTTCATCCCTCCACGTTATGAAATGAAAAAGAGAAAGGGCTTCCCCTTTCCCTTTACGGCGTTGTTGTTTCTTGATAGACAGTACTAAACCAGTTTTGAATGACTGCTGGATCAACACCCTGATCCTTCGTATTCACTGATGCTTTCCAAGCCTCGTCAAATTCCCTTTTTACAAATTTCCCCTTCAACGTTGGCGTCTGAAATTCAACTTTATCGCCTTTTGTTTTGTATTGCTCTTCCGGCAATTCGAATTTCCCTTTGTACAGCCACACATATTTCTGCCCTCCGTTCGAAAGAGGAAGAATAAATCCAAGCGCGACATATGGCGCTGTATCACCGCTTTTTTGAATCACGACACCATCATCATTAATCGTTGCGCCTAATAGAAATGCCTGCATCTCTGTTGAAATGTCATCCACTCCGATTTCTACTTCAATTTCACCAAGAGACGATGCAACTTCAGCTGGCCCGTCATCCGCATACAACGTTTCAGTGTTTACCTTCGGGCTTATTTTCGCTTCAATCGCTTTCGCCAATCGCTTTGGCGTATCGTACTGAACGCCGGTGAAATCGTCCTTCATCAACTTGGCTACATATGGATGTTTTAAACCGATTACTGCCATCTTATTCCCTCCTAATCAATATAAGAAAATCGAATTGCTTTATGGTACGTTTTTGTTTCTTGCTCGAATAAATCCACTTCCGATGTGCGTCGAAATCCTGCTACTATCATTCTTTCTTTGACTTGCTGTGCTAGATCCGTGTAGTCCGTCTTGCTCCAAATGTCAATTTGAAAAAAATGTGACGTTTGTTGCTCCTCATCGTCCGCATTTAGCGCGGAAAACTGATTATATTCAAAAAAGGTGATATACGTCTTTTCTTTTCCCTCATATGTTTGGAACGCGACTGGAACACCGAGAGGTTTTAGTGTGTCAATGATCATCTTGTTTAGACTCATAACCTCAACTCCCGCCGAATGACATCAGCCATTTCATCCTGCACACGATCGATGTTTTCCTCAAAAGCTGGCTGTAAAAAAGGATGAGGGTCTGCTTTCGGGTATTTTCGTCCTTTTTTCTCTCCTGCTTTTCGACCAAATTCGACAAACAGCCCATAAAAACGATCACGATCCGGTCCGATATCGACAGTTCCATCTTCTTTCACATCGGAAATCACAATGTTTTCCGCTAGCTTCCCCGTATCGCGTGGCGCTTTTTGTGAGGCTGCTTGTTGCACAACTTTTGCACCAGCTATAAGTGCTTCTTGTTTGACTTGCTCAGCTTCGTTACCCAACGTCTCCAACTTCTTTAACAACTCTTGCATACCTTCTAACTTAAAGCCCATCACACCACTTCCTTTGCCACAATCGTCATCGTGACATTACGCTCATCATCATTTATGACAGACAAAATTTCAAACGTGCGTCCTTTATATTGAATACGCATATCGGGTGTAATCCCCGCTGTGTAGCGCACAACAAAACGTACCGTATTTTCGTTTTGCGTTGTCGCAGCTTCGTAATATTCTCGCCCACGCAACGTTTTAATCGCTGCCCATAAGTGATGACGGTCTTGCCATTCCTCTGACGAAAAGCCGTTTTCGTTTTGTTCTTCGGTTTGTTGCTGGATTGTAATGCGATGTTTAAATTGGTTAGTCAGTCGTCGCGCCATTTATCATTGCCTCCTGCACAAAAAATGGCGTCAATGCATTAAAGGCTTTTCCCATTTCTTCTTCGCTCACCCGATATTCGTAAAAAATAGAAGCGACGATGAGCACTAAATGATCTGCTTCCGTTCCCGTCGCATTTTTTACATACTTTTTCGCTGTTTCTAAATAGAAAGAGAGCATGGCATCTTCCATGCTCCCATCGATTCGCAAATGTTCCTTTAACATGTCAACGGAGACTGCCATGCCTCTTCACCCGCTTACGCATTTAACTCAAGCTTAAAGACAGACGGCTCAAACGGACCGTATACAAGTTGTCCATCATTTAAATGCCAAATTTTAAAACCGACATGGTTTGTATCGGCATATTTCTCAATTAATTTCGTCACTTCCATCGTGCCGACAACATCTTGAATGTAGAACGTTGAAAAATCACCAAAATACAAACGTTGAATATTCGGTGTACCTGCATCCACGAAATCTGTCACATCAACCGGGAAACCGAGTAAGCGATAGCCGAAGCCACCTTCTAATCCGATATCTTGGCGCAAAAGTGGGAAGCCGTCTGCCGTTTTAATCGTTTCAATTGCCGTCAATGCCGCACGGTTAATCATCCAACGCGCGTTTTTAAGCATGGACGTTGGCAAACTGTTTTTAAGTTGCACAAACTTGTCGTAAATGTCTGTTGCTGTCGGTGTAAAAGCGACCGCTTTGCGAATTAGCGCACCTGGATTGTCTGCACTATTGAAGAAAAACTCCGCTTCTTCACGCACGTAAGCTTTCTTTAATTCGTCCACAACGATTCGTTCCACATTCATCTCGCTCATTGCAAGAAGCTTCTTTGTCACAAGCACAAGCGCATCCGTTTCCGTTGGATTCAAATAGTACTCATCAAATTCAATATCCGTCTCTGGGATTGGTTGGTTCAATGCACGCTCTGTTTTCACACGGTTTGCTTTCGCTTTTTTAATTAAAATCGGAAAGCCTTGTGTCCCTTTTGTTGGTACAACCTTCCCATATTTTCGTAACAAGTTTTCTTCTTGGGCATAGGCAATAATTTCTTTCACCAACGACTCTGGAACAAGTACATTCCCGCCGTGCGTCTGAACTCCCATTGCCCGCGCTTCACTTTCGCTAATTTGCCCTACAAGATATCGGCAAAAAGCGTTGCGTGTTTTCATTTCATTTGTTTTTACTTGAACACGAGAGGAAAGAGATTGATTAATCATATTTGTTAAACCAGCACGCTGTTCTTGTGTTAAGATGGAGCGCTTTTCGCCCTCGTCTTGTTCTTCATCGTCTGCGTTTTCGTCGTCTTCTTCACCTTCACCGACTCCGTTGCCATTATTATCGTCTGTTTCATCAAACTCTGCGAGAGCCTCGTTTACCGCATCTAAATCAGCTGTCAATTCATCGACTTCTGCCTGTACTTCTTCCATTGAACGAGTTTCAGAACCTTTTTCTAATAGCTCTTTAAGCTGCTTTAGTCGTTTTTCCAATTGTGCTTTACGACGTAATAAATACTTTTTCATCGCTTCAACGCCTCCTCAATTTGTTTGATTAGTTTTTGTCTTTCATAATGAAGTTCGCGCTGTTCTGTGAACCGATCGCGGACATATGCTTCTGTATCCTCATAAGCTGGAAGGCTGACAATGCTAATTTCATAGAGCTTTACTTCTTGAATCGTTCGCTGTGCTGGCTCTACGTCCCAGTTCCATGAATCCCGAACGACTTGGAAGCCAAATGAACATTGATTGATATCACCACGTTGCATAGAAATCATTAAATCTTTTGCCCAACTCGTATCTGGTGGCGTGACAAGAAATTTCAATCCTTTCTCATCTTCTTCAAGCGTAAGCGTACCGCTTTTCGTCCGCCCTAAAACATAATCCCAATTATGATTAAAAAGCGCACGGACATCTGCTTTTTCCATTAATGATTTGGCGAATGCTCCTTTCGCAATCGTTTCTTGAAACATATCACCAATCATCGTTGGAGAATCAAAAATGCTCGCATAGCCTTCAATGACTTGCGAGCTTCCTTCGGTACCAGCACGTATTTCAATGTTTGACAGCGTAAAAATTCGCTTCTCTTTCTCATTCATGACGTCTCACCTCCTTTAATCACCTTTTTTAGCGTCGCCTCCAGATTATCGAGACCGATTAAATCTTTAGAAATGTATAGTTTTTTCGCTTCATCTTGTTCTAAACGATCGAATCCAAGCATTTCGCGCGCATCGTTTGGTGTCGCAATAGACGTTCGCACTAAGTTGTAAGCAATATCCGTTTTCGTTTTCATTGTCACATAATCTAACGGATTAATCTTGAAGCGAATCCGGCGCCCGCCTTGAGGGAAAAATAACTTTGACAAGTGCTGCTCTAGGTTTTTTATAATCGGACGTAGTACGGTCGTATAAAGCATCATCATGAATTGCTCCATATCCGTCTTTTGCAACTCGAGTAAATGTTCCAAGTCCACACCGAAAAATTTTCCTAAGTCTTTTTTGTACACCGAAAGATATTTAAGAATTTTCTCGTCATCCACTGGACTTTGTAACGCTTCAATCTCAAACCCTTTGCTAAGTGGGATTAACTGAATTTTATTTCCTTGCCCAGTCTGTTCTAACTTGTCAAGAATGGCCATAATCATTGCATTTTGCGCTTGGTTATTCGGTGCAATATGCGTATCCAATTTCAGCAAATACGCAAGCAAGCCGCCTTTTCGATACTTGTCTGTTAAACTGTTTTCCGCATTCATGACACCTTCAAGCGTTTGACGTGCTAAATCTAACAATCCCACACCGTCTAAATGATTTGTCCCAATATTTTTGACGTGAACAATCATTTCCGCAGGGATTTGAACACCACCAACACTGTAAATTTTGCTTCCGTCCTCTAACAATTCGGAGTAGACACCGTTTAATACGTGCCATTCATTTTCGTTTTTGAAAATGTAGACTTTTCCACGTATTAAAAGCGTGTTGACGATAAGCTTTTTCATTTCAAATTCAGTCAAATATTGATTCGGATTGCGCAAAATTCGCAACGTATATGGGTCATTAACGTCATTTCCTGCCTCGTCCTCAATAAAAAAATCAGTGAGCGCAATTTGGTCACTGATTAGTTTCATCAAATTATAAATGTCGGAGGATTGAAGGATGTTTTCGTCGGTCACATAACCGCCGTAGTTCCAGTAAAAGTTGCTAAAAACATTGAACTTAGAACGTTTAAACCACCCAGCAAGCCGCTGCCATAATCCCAATCATCATCACCTCCTTTACCGCTTATAAAGCACTTCGATCATTGCCATATATTCTTCTTCGCTAACGTCCATCATCATATTCATCGTTTCCTTATGAGCTGTAAGCATGGCCACAAAGCCATCAATTTTGTACTGACTTTGCTTTTTCGACGGTGCTTTGAGCCCTTGTGTATTGATAAAAGCAACGACATTTTCCGTACAGTAAATCAATAATGGATTATCGGTTTCGACGCGCCCCTCATACATTAAAATTTCTAAATCATCGAAAGGTGCATTGAGTGTGGAAGGATATTGCCGTACTTCTACGCAATCAAAACCTTCCATTTCTAGCTTTTCAACTAGCTTGACCGCATGTGCTGGGTCATAGTTAATTTGTTTAATATCATACATTTGAGATTGTTCCTTAATGTACTCAAACACCATATCGTAATCGATCGTTTTCCCTTCGCACAACGTCACAAAACCACGTTCCACTAAATGACGATAAGGGATGTTTTCCATCTTTTCCCGAGCTTCTAGCCCTTCCGATGGAATGAAATACATTTGTTTTACTTTCAATTTTGCTTTTCCGCTTTCGTCCACAACAGGGAAGTTTAAACTCACACACGTTAAGTCGGTTGTTTTCGATAAGTCCAAACCGACCACGCACGTCATGCCTGTTAAATCACCTAAGTCGTTGACTAAACATCTTTCAACAATATCTCTTTCAAAATAAGTACCACTGGAACGAACAAAAATGTTTAAGTGCTTTGCTAAAAATTCGTCTTTTCGTTCCGCCGACACTTGCGCCTCTTTAAACTGATTCATTAAATAATCTTTCTTCACTGAAATACCGTAGTTTGGATTCACTTTTGCCCAAACAGCAGGGTCATCCCACCGATCGTTTTTATCAGGCTCATAAATAAGAACAAACCAAGAATCGTCGTCAATTTCGCCATTTAAAATCTTTTTGCAGTAATCATAAATTTGCAAGCCGACAGATGTTGTACCTTTGCCAGCCGTCGAAACGATCATCATTAACGGCTGTCGTCTTGCCCCCATGCCAGACTTTAAAACATCGTACATATCCGCATTTCCTTGCGCATGCACCTCGTCTAAAAGAACAAAATGAGGATTTTTCCCATCAAGTCCTTTCGTTTCTCTAGACAATGGTTGCAATGTATTTTTAAACTTCTTGCCATTGACCGTAAAAGAGTAAACGATCGCATTCACGCCGCCTTTTGGTCCCTTATAAATTTGTGTTCGCTGATTCAAGTCTGGACTATTTTCAATCGTAATCGCTATTTTTTTCGCAGATATGTTCGCTTGCTCTTTATCTACCGCAGCAGTGTAGCATTCGGCACCAAACTCACCATCTGCATATAACGCATAGGTTGCTGCACCAGCTGCAATCGTTGTTTTTTCATTTTTCCGCGGAACTTGAATATAGCTTGTACGAATCACTCGCACATCTTGACCGTTATCGTCTTTCTTTTTCCAACCGTAAATGTTTGTGAATGCAAACCGTTGCCAATCTTTTAACTCATAATGCCGCCCAGCAACTTCTCCTTCTGCATAAATACAAAACGTTTCCATGAAATCCATCGCCCGATTGGCAGCGTCTAAATCAAGCCAAATATCTTTTCGTTTTTTCCAACGTTCATAACGCTCAACAGCTTTCTGGACAGTTTGCGGATACTTCTTTTTGTTTCTTTTCACCTTCTTTGCAAACTGGTCTGCATAATTCACACCACGCTCAATCATAAAACATCAGTCCCATTTATTCGCAAATGCTTGAAAAGCGTCTGTTGTAGCGTTTGCCACTTCTCCAGTAATCTGTTTTTGTGTTTTTGGTGTCAAACCTAACTGTTCCAACAACTTGCTCATTTTCGTATTCCAATCGGCCGTTTGCTGAGCAAGTGGATGTTTCATTTCATTTGTCGCACCAGCCTTGTTTGTATGCGATTTTGTCGCAGGAAATCCTTCCTCTTGCCACTTTTCATACACTTGCGAATAAACCATATAGGCATCTAAGTACAGCTCTAGCAACGGTTCAAGTGACTTGTTATAAGTGCCATTTTCTTTGAGTAAACCAACAATCCGCTCCCGTTCCTTTTTTCGTTTTTTTGTTAGTGACGCTTTTATTTTTTTATCCAAATTTCACACCCCCTTTAAAAATTTCATTTTGGCGTACGTTTACGGCCGACCGCGGTCTTTTTCCCACAACCTACCAAAAATCATAGGTAGGGGGGCTAAATGTAATAAATATACATTATATCAACAAAAGAAATACGGTCGTTCTTCCCACTTCCGACTTCCTTCTTCAACTTTCTTATGACACGACTCACACAGCAAAATAAGATTGCTAGGCTCGAGTTTAAGAGAGGGATTTTCACTAATCGGTACAATGTGATGGATGTGCGCCTGCCGCCCAAATACAAATCGTCCGCATTCTTTGCAGCAACCTCCATCACGTTCATAAATGTATTCACGCATTCGCTGCCACTCCGGCGATCGGTAGAACGGTTTGTTTTTCGACTGGTGCTTTCGCTTTGGCTTATGTTCATCGCAATACAAACCACGATCGATGCGACGATTACAGCCGTTATAGTTGCAATACCGCATCATTTATCAGCTACTTTGTTTTTAGTCGTTGTTTTGTTTTGTGCCGGTTTCTTCTCTGCCACCTCGTCTTTTCGCTCCATTACGACTCGCTTGTTTTCTGAATCCCACTTTTGAATATGCGTAGCCGTTTCCCGAATGATTTGCATGTGTATCAGCTCCTTTCATAAAATAAAAAAGCACCATGACAGGTGCTTCTTCAATAATTAAAATCGTAAGCTGATGTTGGTTTTTCTAATAGTTTTGACAGACATTCCTCAAGAGTTTTACCTTCAACCATCTGTTCTATTTGCGTTCTACAATCTCCCGAAGGTGTTCCAAAGCATGCTCTCCAATTACCAGTAAATTTCATTAACACAAAATGCCCATCGTAAAACATATTTGCATGGTCTTTAACCATTTCTAGTAACTTAATTTCTTTTTCAGTCATACGCATTCTCCTCCTTGTGCCTACTCAATACGACGAAAGGAGCCATCTTCCTACACCATTCGTTCGTCAAATCTCGACAAAACAATAACCGCCACCCCAAATGAAGTGGCGTCCCGCTCCAACCAAAGTCTTTCATGTTATCATCATAGCACTTCCTATCAAAAACGCTGTGCCATGATTGTGCCAAAATTGTGCCATCATCCACTCACCAGTATCGACTTCCCCGCTTTCTGTTTTTCGTGAACATCCGCTTTGCCATTTCATGCATTTCGTCTTTCGGTTTACTTCTAATGATGTTGGATACATCCACCGTCGTCAACTTCCTATTTCCGATCCGATAACCTTTTTTGTTAAGTTCCTGTACTACTTTCGTGACGCTTTCCAGCTGCACATACAAATACACCGCTTCTTCTTCCATCGTTGTCGGTGTGTAGCTTTCAATCATTCGAATATATTCTTGTAAATATTCGATACGCTTTTTCGCTTCATCCACTAACATCTACTTTCCCTCCAATGACTTCACTTCAATTTACAGACTGATGCACTCGCCTAATGCCGAAATCCCTTGATATTTCTAGCTTCATCACATTTTTCAAAACGAGTGCACACAATGATTTTTTATGTTGTGCTGATAGCCAAAAAAAGAAAAATCATATCTTGTATTTCATCATTGCTTTATCCATTGCGTCTTGGTTGACACCGATATACTTTAGGGTAATATGTGGACTCGAATGGTTAAACAATTCTTGAAGCATGGCAACGTCTTTCGTTTGTTGGTAAAAATGGTATCCAAATGTCTTTCTCAGCGTATGCGTGCCCACCTCATCCAGCGATACGTATTCAGCAGCCTCGCGCAAAATACGATACGCTGTTGAACGGTCAATAGGACGGTTACCGCCTTGTCGGCTTCGAAAAGCATATTCACCGTCTTTGAGCGTCTTGGCATACTCGATGAGTTCTTTTCTGATGGCTGGCGGAATGCGGATTCGTTTTTCCTTTCTTGTTTTCTTTTCTCGCAGCTTCAAATGCGTCTGTAGCAAATCTTCCTTCTTTAACTGCAATATGTCCGATATTCGCAAGCCTGTGTTAATTCCAAGAACGAACAAAATGTAATTACGCTTGCTTCTTTGTAGCAAATACCTTTTCATCGCCGCGATCTTTTCTGGATCCCGAATCGGTTGAACAAAATTCATTGCTCGTCCCTCCTTCTTTTCCGATACACTTCGATTTCAAGAGCGAATGCTAACTTATAAAACGCCCTGGACTTGAGCCGATAGTAATGCCGATGGCTCATTCCTAGCTCGTTGTAAACCGCATAATCGAACACTTCTTCTCCAGTCATGTATCGCTGAATAATGATTGCTCGCTCCCAGTAATCTAGACGGTTGACCGCTTCGACTATACGCTGAATGTACTCCGCTCGCTCCCGCTCGTAATCTGCGTTTCGAATGGCTATTTCTTCGGTTGAGGAGTGGAGTTTATTTGTCTTGGCAGGAACGAGCGAGTAATGTTGAGTCACCTTTGGCAGCTGGTCTAGTTTCAATGTCAGCAAGAAAATGCGATATTTTTCAAGAGCCGCTTCAACCGCTTTTTTCGTCGCTTTTCTGTCGATTTCAGGTAGCATAAAGTCCATCTTCTCAACCTCCGAAATAGTGATTATCTCTGGCGAAATGCGCCACCCTTGCCGCGTCTATACACTGGGCGACCGACTCCCATTAATTCTTTAATCTCTCGCTCCGTCAGCCGCTCTTTGCCTCGTTTCTTTTTACGCTCTTTCTTCCGTTTGTTTTGACGTTGCTGAACTTTATTGACTTTCATCCATTTTTTTAATTCTTGCTGGATTGTTCGCATTGTACCTCTCCCTTTCATTTTTCTAATAAAACAAAAGAGGACACCAATCATACAGAGATAGCCATGCTACTCTGCACAATCAGTGTCCTCACGCTCTCGGTCTTGGACATATTTGGTTTTAATTCCATTATATCAAGCTGGCTGATGATGTAAAAGCTTATCGATGTATGCAATTCCTTTTGCCGTGATATATGTTTGCGGCTTGTTGATGACTTGATCGCCCATTTGAATCGGCTTTTCTTTGACGACAAAGTAGCCGCGATCGATGTATTTTTGATAAGGTGTATTGTCGTTCATCAGCAAGCCCATTTGCCGCAATTTCTTGAAAAAGTTATTGCGGCCGTATCCAAGAATTTTCGCAACCTCTCCAACCTTCTGATAATTTTCGCCGCTAAGAAACCGATCATGTTGCTCGATTTTCGGTTGTGCTAACGCAAGTTTCTGTTCGAGAGCCTGTTTCTCTCGTTGCTCTTCAATCCATCGTTCCGCTCGTTTAATTGGGTCCTCAATCATATATGACGGTGCATGTAGTACAAGCAACTGTTCTTTCATTCGTTTAAATTCTTGAATGAATTTCACCTTCATCTTCATAGCTTCTGGAGTCACATAGCTCATAGCCACCAAAGCGAAAGCATCTTCTGTTAGTAAGTATTTACGATAAAACTGCTTGTTTTGAGGATGTTGGTAATGGGTCTGTGCAAAGTTGCTCAACCCCCATTCTCTTTCACCAGCTTGATTAAGTTTGTCGAGTTGCACTTCGATATCTCGTAAAACGTCCGCATGTCGCTTTCCGAAACAATCCGCTACCGTTAAGCTATCCGTAACAGCGCGACCATTATCAATGAAAACTAATTGGTTCATTCTTCTTCACCTCACTCAATCTTCAAAGAAATCGAAACCAACCATATCGTTGAATTCTTGTGTGAATCGCTTTGCGTCCCAAACGGCTTGAATCACTTTTTTTAGTGCATTCTCGTATTTCTCAATCTTTGCTTGTTGTTTTTCAGCGATGTTCATGTATAAAATCAGACCGCCGACAATTTTGTTTGCGATGTCTGGATCAATTTCAAGTGTTGAGTAATATTCGTTGATTAGCACATTGTCGTAATACTGTCTTAGTACTTTCAAATCATGCTCCATTTTAGGTCTCCTCCTGTTTCTTTCACGAGCCTCTCAATTCGCACATCTCTAGCGCCAGCATTAGAGCAAATTAGCAACATGTTTCGGTCGATATAATAAAACGCGTAATAATAGTCGCTCACAAAATCGTTGACGCTAAAAAGCAGTGCTTTTTCAAACATCCCACAATATCGGAGAAAATAGCCTTCTTTCATCGCAAAAGATGTCCGTTCTTTTTCACCTAATTGCTTTATAAAATCTCCAGGATAGAGGACACCGTCTCCAAGTTCAACAGGGATACCCTTCACTTTATCCCTGTTGACTTTTGCGTACATAGCTCCATGCGTTGAGAAGAAACCTTCTCGTTGTTCATGACCACAACTCTCAAGAAAATCGAAAATTGAAAGCTGTCTCACGCGCTCACCGCCTTTTCAGCGCAATGTTTGACTACTGCTTAGGGAGAAACCCTTCCTTTTCAGCGAACTCACGAATTTTCTTTACCGTCGCCTTTCCGATGCCATTCCCCGTACCTGCCATCATATTTAAACGCTGTAAAAACTCCTCGATCACTCGAGCCTTTTCTTGTTTATTCATATCCTGCTATCCCCTTCGCGTTATATATCCGCTGCGCGTCATCATTCAACTATGAAACACAATCCCTCATTGCTCCAAAAACTCATAAATATCAGTTTGCCCTCTTGGAACAACAAAATGTTGTTCTTTTCGTTGCACACGCAATTCACCCGATGATATTTCCTTCATGCTTCTGTCCGCTTTGCAAACAGGACATTGTATCAAGTGCTGCTCTTCAAAGTCTTGTGAAACTGCAAACACCACCTCACAACTCTTGCATTCATACACATGAACCGCTATTTTCACTTAAAACAACTCACTTTCCTCGAATTTTATCCGCGCGGTTTTTCCCTTAGCTGTTTCGATGATTGTATATCCATGCTCAACCGCTTCCGCTACTTTTGCTTTCCCCTGCACACCGTCAACGACAATCACAAGCACTTTCCCTGGCACGACGGGATGCGAAACCATCATGTTATCTATATCAATCTGCAATTCTTGCGATCTTTTCACCGGAACCCCTCCATGTGGTATAATTGAGGTGGACTGTCGGGAGAGATCCCGGCTTTTTTGTTTTGTTTTTAACGCTGGCTCAGTAAATAAACTAAAATCATTGTCAATAGCACTCTGTTTACGTCTAGTTCAAACCATGTGGCAGCTAAAATTGTTCCCATAACCAATAGCGTGCTGAATAGTGTTTGCTTCAATGCTTTTAGCATGATTCACCTCACGTTTTTATCACTTTCCATCCGCGTCGAAGTCGACTTTGCAGCTCATACTTGCGCAACGGCTCGTACACATAAACTGCATCGCGGTTTTCCTTGCGATATAACAAATACCATTTGGCTTTTCGCTTACGACGCTTCATTCAACATTCACGTCCGAATTTAGCTTCTCAAGCGCAACCAAGTGCGCGTATTTGAATTTCAGCACCTCACAATATACGATTGCATCGATCATTTCCTGCTGCAAGTGTTCCAGCCATCCAACAAATGTGTATTCGCCTGGGTTGACGGTTGTTCCGTATTTTTCAATTCCCTTTTCGGTTTGTGTTTCGAGCAATTTTTGCACGTTGCGAAGTATTTGATTCTTGTTTAGTTCTTCCATCCAATGCGTTGCATCCATATTTGTCGGTGATGGTTGACTGCGTTTTTACGCATATACGCTGCCTCAACTTCATCCCAAGTGAATCCGAGTGCTTCACCAAGTGCAATAAACTCACAAAACATCATTACGTATACCAAACTTTGTTCGTGCGGGTCATATTCCCTCAAAACCATGTTAATCTCATGGATGATCTCCAACATTAGAGTAACTATGTTCCTATATGGATCCCAAGCATAGTAGTTATATTTCGTTACATCTTCTTTTAGTTCCAGTCCAATTGACAGAACGAAATGCAAGCAGTCCACGTATTCTTCCAACATCCCCTCTTTCGGTTGCCGATTTGTTTTCCAATGCTTAAATCCTTGCCACTCGTTTGCGAGCTCAGCTAATTCAACTTGCAAAGCTAAAATCTTGTTTGGCAAAAGGTTTTGTCCTTCTAAGCCTTTTTCACGAACAATCCGCTCATCCAGTTCCCGCTGCATCTCAAAAAGCTTGGATAAATCCATTATTTCGCTCCCCTTTTCTTTCTGTTTTGCGGCCAACGCCAGTCGATTATTCGACGGTTGTCTTCGTCGTAATATTTCTTGCGCGGACGGCTACGATACGCTTCAAGCTCTTCTGGCGTCAGATAACTAACAACAACTGGACCGTTTAATGATTTATGACTCATCGTAATTCCACCAATCGTTTTTGGATTTCGTTCAGCGCCATTTGCTTGTAGCAGGCAGGGCAATCTTCAAAGTGAAGGATGATGAGTAATTGCTTCATCGTTGCTTTTGACCAGTTCATTACATTCCCCCTCCGTTCGCTCGTATTCCCGTTGAATTTCTTCTATCGTCAGTTTTGAGAGTGACCGCCCATCTGTTGCAACGAAAACGCCCTTTCGCCGTAGACGCTGAATCAATACATGTTTGAGTAAAAGCAACTGCTTCACCTCCGAAAAAAGCGATCAAGTTTTGACAGCGAATATGGTTTGCCGTTGATTTCAAGCGACACAAGGCGTTCTCTAGTAATCTCGTATCGCTCTAATACGTCACGTAACGCTGTTTCGGATTGAATGCTTCCGGTGAAACCAACGATTCGCCCAACGTCGTTTCGATACTCTAAGCGAATCCAAATCGGGTACGGCATAGTGCTCACCTAGTCATCATTGCGATATTTTTTCAGTCGCTCTTCTAACTCACGCCGTTTGCGTTCGAGCGGTTCTTGATCCGTTTCAACTTTTTGTTCATATTGCGAATAGTCGGTGTTGAGCCAGTCTGGAACTACTTCCGTTCGAACGGCTTTTTTCCCATTCGTACTAGCACCATTTCGTTTCTTTGCTTGCTGCTCCTTAAACGCTTTTTGCGCTGCATGCACTTGTTCAACGGTTTGGTAGCCCTTTTCAAACCAGTCTCGTAAAATGCTTTCAACGTATTTCCACGTCTTGACGCCATTTTCTACTGCGATTTTCATCGCTTCTAAAACTAGCGCTTCGGATGTGTCGTCGATCCATGTTGAGATTTTTTCGCTTATGTAGCTTCCGATCGCGCCAAAGCCGTTTTCTTCAAAAAAGGTGAACGGATTCTCTTCGCGCACGCGCGCGTCTTCTTCTACTTCTTCTTTTTTCTCTGTAGTAATCTCTGTAGTATTCTCTGGTATTGGTCTGTTCAAATTGAGCGCCTCGTCTGTCCAATTTGAACAGATGGACTGTTCATTTTGACCAGATGGACTGTCGATTTCGTCAGTCGTCTGTTCATTTTGAGCAGTCGAGATGTCATTTTGAACAGTCGCATTCACTTTATAAACTGGGTTTTCAAGTTCAGCCAATTTGTCATAATCGATCCGATACCACTTCGTTTTGTCGATCTTGGAGCGATTGAAATTGCCGGCGATGATAAGCCCTTGCTTTTCAAGTTTTGTAATAATGCGACGAATCGTGCTTTCCGACCAGAATGGGAATTGCTCTTGCCATTCTTCGTATGTGTTGTATACCCACTTATGCCCTTCGTGAATGTGATTGCTGCGCTCAAGCCAATAGTGCAACTGCTGCAACACGATGCTTTCATTTAAGCCGATTGTTGCCGCTAACGACGGTAAAATCACTAACGGCTCCTCATTCAAAAGAAGATTTGCCATGTATATCCCCTTCCTCCCTTGCTTTCCGTATAATGTTCTGGCATAATGAACCTGGAAGCATCCAGTATAAAGCTTTGATGAGGATTGAAACGGCTATTTTTGACGCGATTTGGTAGCACTCGATCACCTTTTCCTAGTTTTGTCTGAACGTGGTGGGATGTAAATGAAATAAAAACATGTATATCACCTTTTCCCATCGAGTGCCGTATGAATCGTTTCGAAATGGTCGTTTTTCTTTGTTGCGAATTCTACTTCAAATAGCATATTCTCCGCGTCGGAAGCATAACGTATAATGGGAGCTTCCTGACCTCCTTTCTACCCAACGTGTGAAATACCGCCTTTTTTCGCGAGTTGCTGCAGCTTTGCGACTACCGCTTCTTGTTCACGGTTCAGTCTTGCGGCTAATTTTTCAACGGTCAGCACATCGCGATGATTCCAGAGATAAAACTCTTCTTCGGCCGTCCATTTCCCTTTCCTCGTTTCGCGAACTGGAAAAGCATCTCGCTCTAACATCGACGACAACCGCTGCATTTTCTCTCCTATTGGACAAACTGTGAGGCATAAACTAGTACTGCTGTCGTTCCGTTCTCCGCAATTGGAACAATGTGTGTTGAGGATGTTAATAATTTGTAGCCGAATCCGCTGTTTTTCTTTCCGATTCATGCAATCACCCCAACACCCGCGATACAAAATCAATTTGAATGCCTCGCTTACGCATGTCTGCGATGACTTCGAACAGCTGCGCGCGACGTTTTTTCTTTTGTTCAATTGCTTGCAATTCGTCTAATAAAAAACGCAACTCCGACATTTCAATTTTCGCCGTTTCATAGTCGCGGTTTTGAAGTGATTCTTGTATGTACTCGATGCACCGCGATGCCTTCTGCACGAAATCCGCTTCTTGCAAAAAGAGCGTATCTTGCATGTCACTTTACCTCCTCCGAAATGAATGGCTAGACGTCTTCGCAATGACCATTCATGTATTGTGGCGCGGCTCCCCTTTTTCGGATCGTCGCCCGCTCTTGCTCGGTCTAGTGTGCATACGCACCGATTGAAGTACAAGCATATTCGGGTCGGGGGAGAAACCCTCGCTTGTACTCCAATCGGCAAGCATGCGCTTGCCGGACTTTTCGATTTATGCTACAATGTGCTCGAGTGGAATTTGAATAACTATTGAGCGATGGCTAGTGTTGGCGCACTGGCCATTTTTCTTTTGCACCACTCTTGTTTGACTATAAGTTCTAACGCTAGTAGCAACGCTGGGTCATTACGCAACTCAGCACATAATTCCCTTACCTCACGCGCTGTCATTACTCGGCTTACGGAAATTACAAAACACATTACCACCACTCCTTCCGGGATTGTTCCAAACGTGCATTCATTTGTTTTTTCCACTCCAGCAACGCTTTGCCATATTCACTATTGAGTTGCCCCTCACGTGAAAGACGCAAAAACTCACTTGTATAGAAATGAATCGCTTCGACATCCGTCATTTCCGCTAAATTCGGTAGTTGAAACATTGTTTTCTCCCCCTTTGTCATTTTCGAATAAATCCTTTCGTCTGCAATTTCGTACGGTGTTTTTGCCACATTTTGAGCCACGAAAATCCGTAATCGACACATATAACTGCGACGTATTGCGTCAACGCAACGATGGCATCAATTGCTTGCAAAATCGCTTCTTCCAAGTGTTGTTTGTCATACTCCCTAATCGCGCGAGGATGGTTCGCTACACATACATTTTCGATCGCTTGCAGCGCTTCGGTTAGCTCCTCTTTCGTTTTCATCGCCACACTTGCTCGGTGAAGATCGACAACCTCCCCATCGAGTTTCACCGGTCCCCAGCCGGTATACTCCGCAGCCGCTTCCAGTGCCACCCACGGATTGTTATGCTTCTCGGCGAAATATTTCGATATGTTCGGCTGCACTCGATACCGCCCATTTTCTTGCTGGGAAACTGCTTCGCGAGATTCATAGATTTCAAACGAAAGTTGTTGTTGCGTCATCCCTGTCGCCTGCCGCGCTGCTTTCACCGCATCGGCCGCTCTACCACGTTTCATTTTCTATTCTCCCCCTTCTACCATCCATTGCTAAACATTCATGTTATGTTATGCTTAAGAGCTTGGCTCTTTTGGAACATAGCAATCCATCACCGCTTTTGCAATCTGCTTCAAGACTGGATTGCCTTTTTCCCATTCTTTCTGAAACCATTCTTTTCGTTCGTCAGCACTCATAAGTACTAACGGGGAGTGAATAATAACAGTGGTGTTCCCGTATTTGAATTCCTTCATGCCCGCATTCCCCCTTTGTTCATGTGTATGCGGGTCATCGGGATGAATTGTTGACATTTCTTCACCTCAAATCTTGTAGGAATTTCCTCCTTCTTGTCGAATGACTACGGCAGGAAGGAGGTGAAACAAAAATGGATAAATACAAAATTGGCGAACTTTTTAACAACTGCATGGAGCTCTTTCAAAAAACAAACGCCCTGTATCGAAAAACGATAAGTAATCCTGAAACTCTTTCACCGATCGTCAGTGTTTACTTATCGGAGGTTTATACCCTTAGCGAGAAACTCAAATTGTTTTTGACATTGAATGAAGAACTTACTCATTATGAAATTACTTCGTTGCTCAGTTTCTTTGATAGAGTCTACTTTGAGTTAAAAGAAGTGATTGAAACACGAGACCGAAATACATCTTGGCTTTACTCAGAATTTGAAAACTACAAAAAACAGCATGAGATTGTTGAACGTATGTTAAGGGATCAAATTCAACAACTGAATTAACATGTGCGCTGTCTCCTTATGGGGACAGCACTTTCTCCAACGTGCGGTTCTCAACTTCCCTAATCACGTTTTTGATCTTAGCTGCACCACGTTCATAAATTAAGCGATGTAGCATACGTTCAACTTCTGTCCCGTCTTTTTTTACTTTGCCACGCTCCCAAAGCGCAGCAGTCAAATTACTTACCGCTTTTGCATTGCTTAGAACACTTTGAACCCATTTGTCAGATTCTTGTTCAACATACTGTTCGATGGTTTGAAGAATTTGCTTTTCATCCAAGCATTGCTCGTTCGTCATTCGGTCACACCTCCTTTCATGTCATGGGGTTGAGTGGTCAAGGAAAGATGCCTCAATTATAAAATTTCATTTTTTGCAACAAGAAGAGTAAAAAAATTTTTCGCAGGGGACGTTATAAATATTAGACAACATCATCAGCTCTTCTGCTGTGAATGATTGCCTGCCACTTTCTTTACGATGATAAGGGTACACAGTCTTTAGACCTAGCATTTTTGCAACTTCTTCTTGTGAAAGACCTTTTTCTTTTCGTAGTTCCTTGACCTTTTCAAGGTTCAATTTAAACAACATTTCACCTTCTTTCTGTTGCGTTTTTCGCAACCTTTGACTTTAGTATAAGTTGCGATTTACGCAATGTCAAATACTTTTTTTCGTTTTTCGCAATTATATTTTGCATTTTTAGCAATTATGATATGATAATTTTTAGAAATGTAAGGGAGTCACTATGCCTATGAGTGTACTGGGAAACCGTTTGAAGAAGTTGCGCGAAAGGCACAACCTGACCCAAGAGAGAGCTGGAGAGATTTTCGGGCTTACAAAGTATCAAATTCATCGCTACGAATCAGGGACAAGCAATCCAGATCCAGATATTATCAACAAGTTCGCTGATTACTACGGTGTATCAGCAGACTACCTACTCGGTCGCACGGATGATCCGAATCCACCAGACGACAACGAGGAATTAGGCACGCTGGCGAGAATTAATCAGCTCATTAAAGAATATGGCATCGAGCAAATGGGGTTCTTTGATATTGAGAAGTGGAAACATCTAACCGAAGACGAAATCAGAGAAATTATTCAACATTTCGAATGGGTAGCGCATAAAGCAGCACAAAAAAATAAGTCATCAAGAAAAGACACCGAAGAATAAATAGACGAGGTGTCTTTTTTTATTTTGCAGGAGGGGATAACAATAGAAAGAATCATTAACACAAAAATTGTAGGCGTTACACGAAAGAACGAAGATGGTACATCCCGTCAAGAACTAATCGCTGAATGCTACGAGGGAGAAGAATTATTTTTGGAAAGAGAACCTGATAACGAGCATGACCCAAACGCTATTTCAGTATGGAATGAATACGGGGAACAACTAGGGTATATAAATAAAGACTTAGCATCTAGACTAGCTCCTCAGATGGATAAAGGGATGCGCGTTTCATGTTTTGTGACAGCTGTTACTGGAGGATACGATGACAAATCTTATGGCTGTAATATCAAACTTATTTTAGATTCGCATCCAGAAGAAGAGGACAACACATTCATTAACGAGATTAAGATTAAGCCAAACACTTTTGCCTATCCAATCAATAATAAAGAACCAGCAATGGATGTTACAAATGCAAATCAAGATACGCAAATACACGTAGTTAAAGACTCCATACCTAAACAACAAAATACCAAAGGCACAAAAAAACCAAAAGAAAAAACAAAGTTTAGCTGCTTAGGGTGTGGCTGTCTGGTTTTTATCATCGGCATAATTGCCTTAATCATAATAGCTATTTTTTAG